TGCCTCTACGGCATTATCTAGGCTAGTCGCTTCCACGGTGCTAGTTCCTTCGTTTGCGATCTAAAATGACCTCTGCTGCAATCGCAGCGTCGAGTGCGTCACCGATCTTGTTTAACGCACGCAGTATCGCGTGCGCCTCCTCGCGCATCTCTATGTCAGAGGCTGCGCTGTTAGCGAAGATGCGCATTTGCTCTTCGCGAACATCGTCCACGAACGTCTGAAACGCCGTGTCATTCTTTAGCCGCTTTGCGTCGTCGGCTTGTATGCGGATGTCGGCGCTCACTGTGGCGTACCCTGCGCCATGCCGCCGATCATGCGTACCTTATCCTGCTCGGCCTTGATGCGCGCCACGTCTACTGCAGTGCCGTATTGGCCATATACCTTGGCCGCATCAACCATGAGATCCTGAGCCATCTGGTCACGCTTTAGATCGTCTTCTGCGGCTGCTTTTTGCGCGTCAAGCTGCAGCTTCATCATGTCAGACTGCATCTTGCCCTGCGCCTTGATCTGCTCAGCCTGCAGGAATGCGGCGTTTGGATCTTGCGCCTGACCCTGCTGCGCCATCTGCGCCTGCTGTTGCTGCTGCATCTGTAGCATCTGCATTTCGATTTCTGGCGTAATCGGCGCGAAATATCGGTCGGCATTGCGCACGCCTGCAATGGCCAACTGGTCTGCCAGAGTATTGCGGATGTTGGTCAGGGATACCAAGCCGTTCATCGGGCCATATTGCTGGTAAACCATCTGCTGCATTTGCAGAGCCATCGCCAAAGCAGACTGCTTCTCTTCTTCGCGGCCAGTGCCAAGCCCGACGTTGATGCTGATGTCCATAGACGTATCCCAGACACGCGGATCGACGGGTATGTACTGCCCGTTCATCCGCATCATGACCTCTTCGTCCATGTTCTTGTTCATCAGGCGCAGCATGACGCCAAACAGGTCACGCAGGCCGTCAGCCAAGTTACGCACCATCACCTCTGTCTGGCCTGCAGCGGCCTGCACAGACGCCTGAACGGCTGCCTTGGTGGTAGACTGCAATGCGTCAGGATTAAGCCCCACAGAGGCGCTTGTGACGCCCGTCTTCTGCTCGGTGAGCTGATCCATATATGCCAGCGCAGATAGCGTCTGACCGGCAACAAACGGCACGCTCAGATCCTGCACAGATCCTGCTTGGCGCATCCGCACAAGTGACCCGATCTCGTTGTTCAGCACATCGTCGATATTTACTGCGCCATCCACGATCCCAATGCGCGGATTGTTGGTCATCGCCACGTTATCCAAGATGCCACGCAGAATAGACGTCGCGGCGTCTTGGTCATTTTCCACCAGCTCAGACAGGCTGTGTCCGTACCAGCTGTGCGGCTCTGGGTCGATCTCAAACTTGGCAAACGGGATCTCGTCGCACGGCATGAAGTCTAGCAGCTCGTATGATGTGCCGCCGCATAGAAACTTGTACAGCACCGGCACGCCGGTTCCGTCAACATCCATACGCATGTAGGCTTCTGTGATGCCCACAAGCTTCATGGACGGGTCTAGCTCGTCTTCGTCTGACAGGTCTTCCTCGTAGCCTTGGCGCTCAAGCACCTCTGCGCCGGACATATCGTTTGTGCCGTCAAACGGCGTCAGGTTGGATATGACCTCGAAGTCGAAGCCCATCTCGACCAGATCGCCAACGCGCATGTCTGTGCGGTGCGCCACGACATATGCGTCATCGAATGACCGGCAGTCGCGATTTACGAAAAACTCTTCCGGCGGGATGCTTTCTATGCGCATCTCGCCCTTCATCTCCGTGCGGCTAATCTTGACCGAATGGACAGGAAGCTCGATGTCCATGCCCATCTCGTCCACCTCGATGGACATTTCCATCGTATGCTCGATCACGTCCACGTTATCCTCTTGGATCAGGAACGTGTATTCGTCGTCAGACAAGTCGGTGTAGGTGTATATCTCGGCAACGGGGTAGTCGTGCCAATACGCCTTCACGATACCCTGCTTCTTCACCATAGCGTCTTGGAAGGCGTCGTTTAGCACGCGGTAGCCGTTCAAGCGCGTAAACTCATGCTGGATGTAGCTGGTGGCCTGCTCGGCCAGCGCAACGTCTTCCGGCCCCTTCGGGATAAATTCTACCGGCCTCGCGGTGGACATGAAAATGCGCATCAGGCTTGGCTTCACAGAGCGTACGGTATCCCGTACCTTTGTGGCCACAACCTTGCTGCGCCCGTCTTCGTGGCCAATATCAACCTCTCCATCGTAGTAGCGCTGCGCCTTGATGCGGTCTTCGCTGATCTCGCTCTCAACGAAGTCAACGGCCTCGCTGATCGCATTCTGAACAATGCTTTCTATCTCGCGGCGATCTTTTGGTTGTGGTTGCATGTTATTGTCCTTTAATCAGCCTGCAATCCCAATAGGGTAATGATGTCTTTGTCGGTGATTAAGCCGCGCTTCTCTGGTGCCATTCCTGACGTAATCATGTTGCGGATGGCGTCTAACGATTTCACCGCTTTACCCTCTGCGCCAGCCTTGGCTGCTGCTCCAGATATAGTTGCTACGGCAAAGGCTGGGTTGCTTACAATAGCGCCTATATTTAATGCTTGCATAAGGCCATTGCCGGTTGGGGACAGCTTGCCGATCAGGCGCATGGTATTTTCAGACATTGTGCCTTGCACAAAATCTTCCATGAGCTTAATTTCTTCTGCGTCAAACTTTGCCTTATTTCTTGTACTGTTAAGGATAGATGCAACAGCTTGACGGTATTTATTAACAACATTACCGCCAGAGCCAGTTGCCGCGGCCCCGCGCTGCGCCTTGTCCATTAACTCCTCGAATAATTCAATTTTCTTGAATCTTCGGTTGTCTGCGCGTGCAAGCTTTAGGGCATCAGATGCTTTCTGATTTCCTGTCATAGGTGCCATGTCAATAACTTCGTCAAGCTTATCCCTTATAAATGCGACTTGAGGGTTGAAGCCGCTCTGCCTATATAGGTCAGACATTCCAGCGCGCAGCTTATCTACTTGTGCTATATTTAAGCTTTTGCCGGTATGCTTGGATATCATAGCGAGGGCGTTATCAACGAACTTTCCTGACTCAGAGTTTGGAACGTAGCTTACGAATATGTTATCAACATCATCCACTATGCCCTGCGCCACAAACTTATTGACGCCATCCATGTTGACGTCCACCTTCCCCCCAACATCTTCAAAGTTTTTATATGCAGCGTTCTTAGCATCTCTGGCCGTCTTCACAGAAGGCTGCTCTATGGTTTTTTTCTGAAAAGCCTTAACGGTTTTGTTCTTTATTCCGGCAAGGGTAGATGGGGCTAACGGCGCGAGAAACGCGCCTGCTACTCTGGCAATAGGCTCATATTCTGTGCCTTCAGTGGCTTGACCCGCAGCTTCGCTACCAAGTCCAGCAGTAACTGCGGCTTTTAAAGCGCCAGCGCCGCCGCCCAATGCGCTGGGCAAAAACTCCCCAACGGTTCCAGCATATTGCCCAGCGGTTGTTGGGCTGCGATACTGAACCCTCTCTTCGCCAGCAACAGCAGGCACTATGTCGCCCATCCGCAAACCTTCTGGCACTGGCTCTGCTCCGAATGCACCGCGAACAAGTCTGCTAGATAAAGCACTTACGTCTGACGGCAAATCAAGCAACCCCTTAACGCCGCGCAACGCGCCAGCGCCTGCTGACTGAATAAGCTCACCAGCATATTCGCCAACAGTGTCTACCTCGCCTTCACCCACAATATTCTCGCGCAACGTGCCAAGTTTTAGGCCGCTAGGTTGAGGTTCAACAGAAGCTTCGCCCATGACATGCTGCTTAACCACACGGTCAACAACCGCCTGATCCGTCCCATCTGGAAAGCTGAGAATTGTTCCATCTGCAAGCCGCGCTTCAATCATCCGCTTATCCTGTTGCCTTGTGCGTCATATTCAATGACCTTTGCCCCACCCGCCGCTGGCTGCTGCTGTGCCGTTGGCGCTTCGATAACGCCCTCTGAAATAGCTTCCTGCACGGGATCGCCGCCAACAGTTTGTACCCTAGTGACGTATTCTGGCGGGATGCCTAACTTCAATGCCTCAAGGGCGCGTGTTCTGGCAGCTCTTTTCTGGGATAAAGCTTCTGGTTGATCCCCAACTGTCGGTATGTAGATTCGGCTATAGAAATCCCATTCTTTTGGCGTAACAGCAGCGCCAGTGTCCTTGCGCAGTAATGGCGCTAAGAACTCAAGCCCAGCCACCTCTGCTTTTTGATAATCTCCGCTTTGGCCGTACCTTGCCAATCCAGTTGGGTCTAGTCCAAACAATTTATCTGTAGGAGATGTTAATACATCCGCGACAGGCTCAAATGCCTGCAACGCTCCGGTCATCCTAGCAGCCCAATTAATGTCTTTGCTTTGAGCCTCTGTTAGCTTTGGCAAGTCAGCGCCTTGGACGAACTCCATTGTCCCGTCTGGACCTACCCTAACTCCCATTTTGTTTTTGCTGGCAAATGTCTCAACGGCAATCTTGTAATCTTCTTGGCTAAGCAGGCCAGCGTCAAAGTCTGCTTTTATTTTTGCAAGCTGTGTAAGGGGCTTGGGGGCAGCAGGGGTCTTAGCCGCGGCAAGCTTTTGGTCTAAACCAAACTTATAATCTGCCAATTCCTTCTGCCGCTCAAACGCACGACGCTCACCAGCTTCTGCAAATAGCTGCGCTGCTGCTTGCTTCGGGTCTAGCGTTCCTGCTTTTACCATGTCGGCAAGATCAGTCCGGCCAGCTTTCTCAAGCATATTTACCGTGCGGTTGCCTTTGATCTTGTCTGCGCGCCTTAACTGCGCCGCCTGCAAGACTTGCGGCAAGTTTGGGTCAGGATTAATCGACATGCTGTTTAACCATCCAGCAAACGCGCCTGCCATATCCTTGCGGCGCGCTGACTTTTCTTGACCGATAAAGTCTTCTTCGTCGAAACCTAAGTTTTGGTTAATCATGTCGTTCATCCCTTACATCGCCGCGTACATAAATGGCAGCTTCAGATAATCAAACAGACCGGCCTGCCTTGACTGCGTCGTCGTTGACTGGCTTGGCGTGGCACCGAGCGCCGCCAATGGCGCTGTGAGCGCCTGCAGAGGTGCGCCGGTGTAACCCGCATATTGCTGACGCGCCGCATCAATGAGCGCCTGCTGCAACCCTTGCTGCATGAGGCCCTGCTGCATCTGCTGCTGCTGGATCGCCTGCCCTGTGCCGAATGCCTGCTGGCCAAGCCCTGCGAGCTGCGATGCCGCTCCAAGACGCGTTCCCATCGCGGCCTGCTGAGCCGCCAAGTTTTGCGACTGAGCGGATGCCCGCTGCTGCGCAGCGTATTGCGCCGCCTGCATCTGCGCCGCTGCATTGGCAGCCTGCACTTGCTGTGCGCGGTTGATGTTGCCAAGCTGCGCTGCTGTGCGTGCGCCTGCGCCATACTGCGCGGCGCCGGTGCGGGCTGCAACGTTGGCCGCTTCGATCTGTTGCTGGCGTGCGATATTCGCTGCCTGCGCCGCCTGCGCAGATCCAGCGCCATACTGAGCCGCTGCCGTTTCAGCCGCCGCGTTTGCCGCCTCAACACGTTGGCGCTGGGCAATATTTGCCGCCTGCGCGCCGTATTGGCTCTCTGCGCCAAAGCGCTGAGCCGCTGTCTGAGCTGCAACGTTGGCTGCTTCTGCGGCTGAACGCTGGCCGACGTCAAACATGGCCGCCTGCTGCGCCTGCTGGAAGCCCTGCTGGCGCATCCTAGTGGCAGCGTCTGCAGCCTGCTGGCCAAAGCCCAAACGCGTTTCCGCTTCGGCAATGCCTTGACGCGAACCGCCAAACGCCCTTGCCTGCTGGGCTTGCGCGCCCTGCTGCATCAGAGCCTGCTGCTGCGCTGAGCCAATGTCGCGCATCGCCATGTCAATCACTTGCTGCTGATACGGGTTCTGGTACTGCGAGATGTCTGTGTCTGCGAGCAGCTGAGCCTGCTGCTGCGCTGGGTCATATGAAACAGCGCGCTGCTTTCCCATGACACGTTGGCCTGTGGGGTCATAACCAAAGCCGGTTTGCGTTCCCTGCAGACGTTGCTGCGCTGGCGTGTAGCCATACGCCCGCTGCGTTCCGGAAACGCGCTGCGTGGTTGGCCGGTACGACTGAGGCGTGATGCCCATCGGGGTGAAGCCCAGACCCTGCTGCGTCGCGGCCATTGCCTGCTGCAATGCGCCAGCCGCTGCTTGGTTTACGTTGAAGCCGCCTTGCGGGGCAAGCGGCGCGTATTGGCCTTGAGTGGGGAGCTGAACCGCTGGCTGACCGCCCATGCCGCCTTTTCCGCCGGCTGGGGTGGCAAGCTCTGTGGCTGGGCGGCTGGCATCAGGGCCTCGAAATAGTGGTGCTGGGCTTACCATTATGCTTCTCCTCGTATCTCGCGGGGCTTGAGCATGCCGCACACGCGGCTAAACGGCTCGCCAATCGCCATAATCATCTTGCCGATCACATTCGACTTGTGCTTCTCTGGGCGCTGCTTGTGCGCCATCTCTGCCGCCCACGCCTTAACAATGGGCCACATCACCGCGCGGGCGACCTTGGCCCCGCGTGTATCCTTCTGTATATACTCAGCCAACGGAGCAGCCCACGCGTGGTAGCCTTCCATAAGCTCAGGATCATTGCGGTGCAGCCACACGCCGTAACGCTGGTCCAAGCGCCAGATTTCGCGCGGCAGGTATCCAAGGTTATAATATGCGCAGCACAGGATCTTATCCTCGCCGCCGCCGCCTGCCGAGCCGCCCGCCTCGTCTCTGCCGCCTGACGAAGAATATGTGCCGTCGTCGTTCTTTGTCATCGCGTAAACATTTGAGCCGGTGGCGGGATCTTTGCCCACAATTCTGTCGCCAGTGTCTCTTGGGAACATTTCAAACTTTGTGCCAGCATCCGCAGGTATGTCAAACGGGTCGCCCATTGGGCTGGTGGCTTCCATAGGCAGCACGGCTGGGAACATCTCAAAGCCTGCGCCAGCATTCGCGGGTACGTCAAACGGATCTGGCCCAGCTCCCGCTGACGGCAGAATTCCAAGCTCGCGCCCTGCCGCACCGACAAAGCCGCCGCCCGTCAGGAAGTTTCCTATATCGCCAGCCACGTCGCCAAAGCTTCCGGCATCTATGACTTTGCCCTGCGCGTCAATCGGGAAGCCAGCCGCGTTGATCTTGCCCTGCTGGAAGTTCATCTCATCAACAGTCTGCCAGTTATCAGATCCACGGCCCATGCGTGACGCGTGGAACTGCATGGCGTTGTCCATATCAGACGGCGACGCGTCCGGCGACATCGTCATCGGGCCGGTGTATTGACCCGCCGAAGCTTCTGCCTGCGCAATCGCCAACTCGTTTTGGCGGCCACGCTCACGCTCTTCTGCGCTTGTCATATATTGGCTGTAGTCGATTGCGGGCTGCACACGCGATCCGGCTTGGCCTGTCACGGGGTCGATGAAGAAGCTGTCGATATACGACTTCTGCGCTGGGCGTCTGCGCTCAAGCTCGGCGAGCGACTGCTCGTATAAAGGCGCTGAGCTGTAGCCCATCACGCCGTTTGCGTATTGCGTTGGCGCGCCCATGCCGCCCATGATGTCTCGCTGAGATGTCGGCGTAGCCATGCCAAACGCTCCAGCAACGTCAGCGGTCTGCTGAAACCCTGCCTGCTGAAACGGCGTAAACGCGGCAACATCTGGCCCGTAATACGGCGTGAATCCGATCTGGCTGATGCCTTCCGCTTTGGCCAAGTTACGGCGCGCCGCTTCCTCGATATACTCAGGCACTTCTACTGTGCTAGTGGTTGACCCGCCTTTACCGCCTGCCATTATTCAAACTCCTTAACGTATGAGGTGTGCAGTGGCTTCCAGCCATGCGCCTTCAGTGGTTTCTTCCAGCCTAAGCGGCCTGTCATGGTCAACGCAGAGCATCCTTGCGCTTTTGCCCATGCTATCACATCTTCATGCATTTCTAAAATCTGATCCAACTCGCCGCCGCCAAGAAACACGTTTAAAACTTTCTTTCTCGGATATACCACTATTTCGCTGACGATGCACCCCCTTGGCGTGGGCCAGAGCTGCATCGTTCCCTTGTAGATACCCTCGGCCACGTCGATGAAGTCATGCGTGCCGCCGGAATACTGCAAAGCGGCTTCGATCCACGGCCGGCATCTCTCAAGCTCTTTATCCATGAAGCCTCACCATAGATATAGTTGCTGACGGCGTAGCGGGCGCAAATGCAGTTGCGGCCACTGCTTCCAAATAGCCGCTTGTGCTGTTAGTTGCCCACATGACCTCTATGTAATCTCCTGCGGAAAGTTGCAGTATCGCTGACTTTGTAACGACAAGAGTTGATCCATTTTGGTGCAACGTGTTTTCCATTGCAGACTTGGGAACATCTGTGCCATTAAGTCTAACCCAAAACCACATCCTAACAGTTGAGGCAGATGTTGAGGCCATTTGCATTGAATATGTCACAGAATATTGCCCAGCCTCGTCAACGACCAAACGCGAAGCTGGCGTGCCGTTCGTTATTCCTTCAGCCAAATCTTCAATAAACGTCAGCGCATATGCAGTATTTGTTGATGCCGCCGTCTGATCTGTGCTGATAGTGCCATCGTAATGGCCATCTTCCAGCACGATCTGCCGCCACTCGCCGTTCTTGCTGACAACGGGGTATTCGTTTGTACGATCCCACATCATCACGCCGTCTTCTGCCGCGCTCTCGCCGCCCGTCTGCTGCACGAGCTGTGAACGCGTCTGACCGAGGTAAAGCATCAGACGCCTGCCCCAAGCCATCCAGTCGTCGCCTCTCGGCTCTGGTGCGCGATACTGCTGCGTCATCTACGTCCACCCGCAACAGCGTCTAGCCGGTTTACGCCGACGCGCCAGTCGGCAAGCCTTGCGCCATCAACGCGCATGCGCACCTGACGGCCAGTGAAGCGCATGTTAGTCGGGTTGGCCATGCTAAACGGCCCGTATGATCGCTCGGTGCCGTTTGGATAGAAGCGCGTCTTAAACGTGGCGCTGACATCGCCCTGCGTTTTCTCGTCGGGGATCATCTCCGTCACGCTGACAACGTTGTCGCCGGAGCCAAGCATGATCGGGCCGGTTTCCGCAAACGGCGTTGCGCCGTTGTATTCGTAGCCCACCTCATGCTCATATATCTTATTGTTAGACGGGTCGGCCATCAGCGGGTAAATGAACGTGCCTGCATCAGATCCCGCAGAGCGCGCCATCGTGCCAATAGACCATGTGTTTTCGACGTAATTATATGCAACGTAGCGGTTGTTCTCTGTGGAGTCGCTCGACGGGTAGAACCACCATATTTCACCGTATTTGCCGTTTGACATGGCAAACGCCTTGCTGATCTGCGCGCGGTTGATGTCGTTGAAAACGTAGTCGGACACGTCGCACGGCATCTCCTGTACTTGGCCGCCGCTGTAAACGTAGAACGCGTGGACGCCCATCCAGAAGCATCCGGCGTCTACGCTGGCATATGCCAAGTTGGCCGCAAGCCCGCAGGCTGAGCCGACGCGCTCAATGCCATACACATATGGCGGGCCAATATAGTTGGCGACATGCGCGTCGCGCGTTGTCAGGATAAGCGTCTGGCCCTTCACGCTGACGCCAGCCATGATCTCGCCTTCTGTAGACAGCTCAAGGTCGCCAGCCTCGTTCTGCGCTGACGGCGTCCACGTCGTGTTGTCTTCGCGGTCTGACCACTGCACCTTGCGCACATTGCCGCCAGCGCCAAGGCACATCAGGAAGCGCTCTTCCGTCACGACGATGCTTTTGTTGTTTATTGGCGCGTTGGCAACTTGCGCGGCGATTGCGGTGTTGTCCAGTTGCCACTCGTAGACCTTGCCGTCGTCACGGTTATTGGCCAGCAGGTATTCGCCCCACAGCTGCAAATTCCACGCGGTTGCAGGCTGTATGCGTGACGTGTCTGGCCGCGCAATGCCGTATGCGTAATTGCCATATGTGTTGCCGCCGTAGCCGGTGAACGCGACAGCATCCTCGCGGCCAGTGGCCAAGCCTGTCGGCGTGATGTCGTATTGCGTGCCGGTGCCGCCGCCGTAGACGTATAGCTTGTTATATGTGCCGGTGGCATACCAACGGTCGTTTGAATTGTCTGCCCAGTTTACCATGCCGCGCGGCGTGGCATTCGTGGCGGTGTCGGATCTTGTACGCCAACCCTTGACCGGCTGCATCGTGCCGTCGATCCAACGTATCAGGCTGGCATCGCGCCAGCGGCCCATGCTCTGCAAGTCGGTGCCGTTGCGGTAAACCCCAGCGGGTACGTCTAATCTAATCAGAGCCATCGTTGCCTCGTTGGTGTTGCGCGCTTGCCGCAGTGTAACACATGACCATTTGATGCGCAAAAGGGCAGCGTTTTGCTGCCCCT